AGTGCTACGAGGCGTTCAAGGCCGACGAGCCGATGGTGACGCTGATGATGCCTCCGAGGTTTCGGGGAGAGTGTCGGATCCTGCACCTGAACTGTGCCCAGCGCGTGCTGGATCGGGTCGAGTTCAAACACTGGCATTAGACGAACCAACCGAAGGGACAAAGAAACTATGACGGCAAGATTCGCCACGAACGAAATCCGGCGCAATGAGCACGACGGCTGCGGCGAGATGGTCATGATGGACTTTCCGCCCCTCCACTTCGCAACGCCCCGGTGCGTCGCCTGCGCGGTCGAGGTCTTCAGGGAGAACGGAGAGTTCACTCGTTGGCTTGTGACGATGCTCACGTTAGGCGATTCCCCCGAGGCCGATTCCCTGCCTTATGACGAGCAGACCTTCTATCAGATGTGGGGGAAGGCTCTCTCGGAGGCGGCCTTTGACGACTCGACAACCCTATGACGAACCGATTCCGAACCATCGTCGCCGACCCTCCCTGGCCGATTGTCTGGCGGCCGGGGAAGTCGAGGCGGAACGGCCGCGGGGAGAGGCACGGCAACATCAAGCGGGACCTCGGCTACAGGACCATGTCGATCGAGGAGATCGTCGCGGTCCCCGTTTACGAGCTCGCCGAATTCGAGGCCCATCTCTACCTCTGGACCACCGATCGTTTTCTCTTGGACGGGAGCGCCGCGAGAGTCGCGCGCGCGTGGGGCTTCGATCCTCGCCGGCTCCTCGTCTGGAAGAAGAGCGGCTTCGGTCTCGGGACCTTTCCTCGGCCGCAACATGAATGCTGCGTCGTCGCCGTACGCGGAAGCTGTCCGTTCAAGGTTCGGAACGTGGGGTCGGTTCAGAACTGGGGGCTCGTCTATCGGACCATCGACGGCGTCCCGCGGCGCTGGCATAGCGCGAAGCCGGAGGGCTTCTTCTCTGTCGTCGAGAGCGCGAGCCCCGGCCCATACCTCGAGCTCTTCGCGCGCAAGCGGCGCCCGGGTTGGGCCGCGTGGGGCGATGAGGTCGCCTCTGATGTGTCGATCGCCAAGGCTTAGAAAGCGAGACCTATTTCGTCTCATCCGGAGGTAGACTATGGGCGTGAACGTTGACGAGCTGACCGCCGGCCCCGAGCTCGACGCGCTCGTCGCCGAGAGGGTAATGGGGCTAGATCCTTGCAAGTGTGATCGCAAGTCGCCTGCGTCATGGGGTTATAAGACTTGTTCGACGTGCGACAGACCGAGAGCGCAGAGTTATTCAACAGACATCGCCGCGGCCTGGCAGGTCGTCGAGAAGCTCTCCGAACGGTTCATGCTCTCCCTCGACGAGCTTCATCCGAAGGCGAAGGACGGTAGCGAGCGGCACGGTCGATGGACGGCTCGCTTCATGGATACCGATCCGAGTCGCGGTGGCTCCTGGCTCTCTGGCGAATGCTCGACCGCCCCCCTCGCGATCTGCCGCGCGGCGCTCCGGGCGGTGGGGGCGTGACCATAAAGTCGGATCGTCCTTGCCCGCGCTGCGGCGAGAAGCTGTCGGTAGACACGCTGGGAACGCTGCACCCTTCGCATCAGCCGCCGTTCAAGATCGAGCACCAGCACCTCCCCGACGTGGATCCATTCTGGACGATCGCCGATTCCTCCGGCGTGTGGCTCATGATCGGTTTGAATAACTGGGGCAAGGTCTACGCGTGAATCTCCCGAAGCCGTCGCCTCGGTTCGTCGTCGTTGGAAAGTGGAATCCTACGACCTGGCCCAAGGTGGGCGACGAGAAGTCGCTCCCGTTCAACGCCGGGACTATTTTCCAGCTGAAGATCTCGGCCGTCGTAGAGGGCCAGTACATCGAAGCCAATCACGACGGGGTCACGTTTCGGGGCTATCCAGAGCGCGTAATCGACTCGTGGGGGGAGGCTAAGGAAATCCTCGAGCTCTGGAATTGGCGCGACGTGCTCCCCTAGAAGTTGATTCAAGCAGCCCCATCTCGCCCCATATAGCCCACAAAGGGCTTGCACCCCTTCCCATCGCTCCAATGCGAGATACAAAACAATCCGCATGGACGAGAAGCCGGCACCCATCAACGGGAAAGGGAATGGTGCGCATCATTCCAACCCCGCCGCGCTGCCGTCCGCCGCGGAGGCCTCGGGGGTTTCCCCCGTAGCCCCGGTCGAAGCCTCGAAGCCCGAGGGGTCGGCCGGGTCTCCCAAGGCTCGTGTCAAGCTCAAGGCCCAGCAAATCGCCTTCCTATCGGCCCTCGAGGAAGGCCTGACGATCACGGGCGCTTGCCGCGCCGCGAAGATGTCGCGGCAGAACCACTACAACTGGCTCCAGGCCGTCGACAAGAACGGCGCCCCCACGGTCGAGGCCGAGGTCTATCGCGGGCTCTTCGACGAGGCGCTCCGGTCCGGGACCGAGGTGCTGATCGACGAAGCCAAGCGCCGCGCGGTCGAAGGCTGGGAGGAGCCTCGCTTCAACAAGCACGGCGACGAGGTCGGCCGGGTTCGCCGCTACGACTCCACGCTCTTGATGTTCCTCATCAAGCAGCGCGATCCGTCCTTCCGTGAGCGGTACGAAGTGACCGGGGCGAACGGCTCGCCGCTTCATCCCTCGAAGATCACGGTCGACCATCGGCACGAATACGCCGAGGCCCTCAAGTCGCTCACCGACGAAGAGCTCGACCAACACAATGCAATTGCTGCAAAACTCCTGGCCCGCGCCACGGGACCGATTCGACCTGGGACAAATTGAGATGGCGCGTAGAACGCCCGGACGACTCGCCGAGTACGCCACGGACAAGCGGCGCTATCGGACGAATCTGTGGTTGCTCTTCGATCGCATCGCCCTCTGCCTGATCTCCGGCGTCTTCTCGTCGGCGCTTATCATGTGTCCACCCCAGCACGGGAAGAGCGAGTTCTGGTCCAAGTATTTCCCCGCCTGGTACCTCGGCCACAACCCTAATCACCGTATCGTGCTCGGCGCCTACGGCGCGCAGTTCGCCTCCGGCTGGGGGCGCGCGACGCGCGACACGATCCGGGACTACGGCGAGGCCGTCTTCAATGTCGGCCTCCGAGACGACGTCGCCGCCGCGAACGAGTGGAAGACCGTCGACCCCAAGGGCGAGAAGCTCTTCGACGGCGGCATGGTGACGGCCGGAATCGAGGGCGGTATCGCCGGCCGGCCCGCCGAGCTCGCGATCGCCGACGACCTCATCTCCGACGACGACGCCGGAATGTCCTTGACCATCAAGGACAAGGTCTGGAACTGGTGGGAAAACGAAATGTGCGCCCGCCTCCAGAAGGGCGGCCGCCGCGTCATGCTCATGACCCGCCGCGCCGAGGACGACCCGATCGGCCGGATCATGAAGCTCGTCAAAGAAAAACGCGAGACGTTCGAGGTCTTCAAGCTCCCGGCGATCGCCGAGGAGGATGAGTGCTTCGAGTTTCCCGAGATCGTCTTCAAGGGCGTCACCTATCCCGCGTACAAGTGGACCCGCAAAGCCGGCGAGGCCCTTTGTCCGGAGCTCCACGACCTCCCAGAGCTCGAAGCGACGAAGAAGGCGGTCGGCGAACACTCCCAGGCCTGGTCGGGCCTTCGCCAGCAGTTGCCCGTTGCCCGCGGTGGCGGTGATTTCAAGGGCGAGTGGTTCAAGATCGTAGGCGCGAATCCGGTCGCCCATTTGAAGGTCCGCGCGTGGGACCTCGCCTACTCGACCAAGCCGACGGCGAAGCGCACGGCCGGCTGTCTCATGTCGAAGTACCGGGACGGTGAGTCGAATCGGTACCACATTGAGGACTTCAAGGCCGACCGCTGGGGCCCCGGCGATCGCAACAAAATGATCCTCGAGCAGGCAAAGGCCGACGGGAAGAACGTTCATATCGTCCTCGAGGAAGAGCCGGGCTCGGGCGGGCCTACTCAGATCGACGAGCTAACCCGCCTATTAGACGGCTTCAGCGTGACGCGGACGAGGGCGGCGACCGAAGGCTCGAAGATGCTTCGCGCCGATCCGATGATGTCCCAGGCCGAGGTCGGCAGTATCACAATGCTCGACGCGCCATGGAACTCGGAGTTCCGGAACGAAGTAAACGGTTTCCCCACCGCCACTCTGAAGGACATGGTCGACGCGGGGGCTCACGCCTACAACTGGCTCTCCGACCAGCCGTCCTACGATACGTATTCCGAGGAGCAGGTCGTCGGTCCGGAGAAAGATCCGGTCTTCGATCAGCCGCAAGGCGGGGTGTTCGGATGATGAACTTCCTCCGCCTCTTCGGAAACCGGCCCACGAAGCTCGCCGTCGAAGGCGAAGAGTCCGCCGGCGGGCCCGACAGCCAAGAGCTCCTGAGCTACCAGGGCTCGCACGACTTCCCGCCCTTCGTTCGCCGCATCATCGGGGAGTTCAATCCGAAGGCCGTCGGGATGGAAACGCGCATCATGATGCGGACGTCGCCCGACGTCGCGTTCATGTCCGCGCTCGTACGCGCGCCCATCGTCAACATGAATTGGACGATCGGGGGCGACGACCCCGAAATCTGCACGGGCTTGGACGCCATGATCCGGCCCAAGTACCCGATGCTCGCCAACGCCGGATCTCTGGCGCCGCTCTACGGTTACCAGCTGATCCAGCCGGTCTACGAAGCGGGGCCCTTCGAGTACAAGGTCGAGGACAAGGCGAAGGGCACCTCGCAAATGGTCACGCTCCCCTTGGCGTGGATCCCCCGTCGGTACAAGTCGATCGACCCGCGTACCATCACGCTCAAGGCGAACCCCAAGACGGACGAATTCGAGAGCGTCGAGCAGGGGCAGGACGGGCAGATCGTTCGGGTCGGCGCCGAAGACGTGATCCTCTGGACCCACGGCCTCGAGGACGACTTCGGGAGGCTCACCGGCTTCGGGATCTACGACACGGCCTACTCGCCCTGGTATTCCCAGAGCGGGCTGATCCTCCTCCGGAACAATTACTTCGAGCGCAAGGCGGACCCGACCCCCGTGGGCTACTTCCAGGAAGGACAGGGGACGGAGGAAAAGAGCGGGTCCAAGAAGACCATGCGCGAGCTCATGGGCGCGGCTCTCTCGGCGATCCGTTCGCGCTCGTACGTCCTCATTCCCGGCCGGCGCGACGACAAGGGAAACCGGCTCAACGAAATCACCTACCTCGCCGACGACAAGCGCGGCGACATGTTCCAGGGGGCGATCGACGCCGACGGCGTTCGGATCATGAAGTGCGGCCTCATTCCAGGCGACAGCGCGACCGGAGCGGACTCCGGCGGCTCGCGCGCGCGCGCG